CTAATGTCGAAGACATTAACTAAATCCTTTGGATTTAGTGCCAATTGGCGCTGCGGTTGGCTTTTGCGAAGCAAAAACAACAGGAAGCAGCAAGACTACACAATGAATGATAATTTATCATCAATCAACAATTTATATCTGTCGAGTAATTTTTTTGTTTTTTTACCTCCAATGTCGAATATTTCTGACATTTCATATTCAAATGGATTCGATTGTCTGGTTGGTTTTTTAGCGACTTCGTTTGACGAATCTTCTTTATTTGATACGACATTAGCCACTGCATCATTGTATCCTTTTATGGTGCATTTATTTGCAAGTTCTGGATATGCGTTTTTAGGTTGTAGTGTTGGGTAAATGATTTTGTCTTTGTCAAATCCTAGTTTTATGGCCCATTTGATCATTGTTAGTTTACTGCCCCCAATGTAATCTATTCCAAACATATTTTTTGCATTTATTGTTGGAAGAGTTGGACTTTGTATTATGTCAGGATTATCTTTAATTGTTTTTTTAATCATGTCCAAACAAATAATGTATGCTGACAATGCCAACTTGCTTTTATATATTGTCCAATATGTCAACATATACAACATAACTCCCTGTAAGTCAACAGTTTTTAAACTTTGTTGAATTTCATACCCAACTATTTTATTATTGAACAGATCTATAACAGTTATATCTCCTATTTCTGCTCTTTCAAATATGTAATCTATTAATTCATGATAAAGATCAATTACTTTTGCTTTTTTGTATTTTTTAATTTTATTAATATATTCTGCAAAATCAGTGCAACAATATACAGTTATGGGTACGTCAACATTTATAGAAAAAGACATTTCTTTTTTAGTCGTGTTGAATTTAGTGTCAAATATACTTTTTATCTTGTATTTTGTGTGCCAATAAATAAATGCACTCCATCCGGTCAATATAGTATTGGGTAATAATGGAGCCTTCTTAACTGATATTTTTGGCAAAGTCGTAATCACTGGCATTTCAAAGGGATAATATGTCAGTAACAGAGAATATCTGCTCATATCCTTTAGAAATCTCCCAACATTATCTACAAACGGAACTCCCGAATAAGGAAATGACAATGAACGATGTTGAGAAATCATTTGGTAATGAGGGTGAACAAACTTAAACCCTTTAAAGAACAATGTTGGTATTTTGTCAAATAATTCTTTGGGCATGTATGTTATGTCGGCAACAGCAGTTCCTCCAATACGAACTCTCATAGTTGTTGGATGAAGTGCGTTTATCGAAGATATCAGAGGGTACTCCAGTTGACATAATTCTTCTGCTAACTCATATGCGTGCAAATAATGTGTTGGAGAAAAGAAATCATAATCGGCTAGTTCGTCGTCAGGATATAAACTATCTCCCTTTAATCGCAATGCAAAATCAATAGCAATTCCTCCAACCAATATCAATTTATTTCTTTTGACAAAATTTTCAACTATACTCAGTGCATTTACTACGCAGCTATGATTTTCATTATTTAAATATAATGATTTTTCTAATGTTTTATTACCAGGTATTTTGTATTTTTTGCCAAGGAAAGTTAATTCTGACATTATTCTATAAGTAAGAAGAGAAAAAAATCCCGGTTTATGAGTAGTCTCATGGCAAAAATTGATATATTTGAGTAGGTTTTTGGTGTCTGAAAACATGCAACTTTTATTTATGTCTTTTATTTTGCATAATATTAATTTTATCAGATATATCATCCACATTTTTATATTCTATTTTTACATTGTTTAAAATTGCATTATGATATTTATTTACTATATTGTCTTCAAGTGATATATGTGTTGTTCCAATTTCTTTTAATATTTTAGTTTCAAGACATGATATAGGAGATAAACTATTTTTGTTCCGCAAAGCATCGTCTCCATCAAATTCGCCCATAATATTTTTCATATATTCCAAATGAGTAGGTATCTTATCATTGTTCACTGTTGACATTTTTTTTTCTTTAAGCAAACCATCATATACTCCTGTCATCTCATCAAACGAACACTTAACATGTGTTTTGTTATGTTCAATATTGTATTTTTGATATTCTATCACAAATTTGCTGAAAACAAAACAAAATAATTTGCGGAAATTATCAGTATTTAGTTTTAATAATTCGTATATCGTTATAACTCCCAAATAATGTAATATTAGGCTAATCATTATTTATTTATATAATATCAGCAAGTATCTAAAAAAGAAATTGACACACGGATGAAATATGAATAACAATATTCAATTACAGTATTTGTGAGCAAATTTTTATTTTAAACATAAGAATTTGACTTTATATCGTAATTTAAATAGAAAAAATGAATTACATTGACTTTGACGAATGCCGAAATGATATCATAGACGCAATAGGTGATATTCCAGGTTGGACAATAACAGCTTATGATTATGATGAAATTGAAGAAGAACATGTCAATGATTATACTAAATTAGTAACAGATGAAAGTTATAAACCTGGAATAGGGTTAATGTGTGATGATTGTAAAATAGAATTAATATATCACACCGACACACAGTTTAAATGTAAAATATGTTCATTTGTCAAAGATATACTTAATCATGAAGAAGTGTTTAGTAATAGTGGTGCACAAAATTATAATAGTATAACAAATGGACCACACACAACAAAATATAAAGGAAAAAAAGCAAAATTGTACAACATGTTATCAACAAATAAAAATCCGAGGTTGTATGACATAAAGCAAAAATATAATCTGCGAATAGAAATATCAGATATAGCCACTGAAAAATGTGGAAATAGTTTACATGAAAGAAATGGTGCTTGTTGGGTTACAGAAAAAATAGTTAATGAAACAATTGATATATATGCAACATTATATCGTAAAGGAAAAACAAAACGGTCTGGTCCAAGAAAGTCTCTTATTAAAACGTGTTTATATTATACATCAATAAGACATGATCTTTATAAACCTATAGCTAATTTCTGTAAACAATTAAATATAAAACAACACGAGTTTACTGATGGAAAACGGGAATATGATTCATTATGTTTACAGAAAATATTACCATATCCTCCCATATTTGTAAATGATTATAATAAAAATCCAAAATACATCGAAGCACTTAAAACAAAATTTGAAAAGAAAGGAAGAACCATCAAACAATTATCTATGAAAATAAAACAATATATGCACTTTTACTTTAATTTATTAAATATTCCAGTAGAATATATAGATTTATGTTGCAGTATAGTTAAAAAAAGTTATGAAGTTAAATGTAATCACAACGATGCCACTAGATGCGTGGGCGTTATTTATTATATAAAAAATATGTTTGATATATCGATAACAAAAGACATGATAATAAATAAATGTCTAATATCACATTCGACATTCAATGCATTTTATAATTTCATAAAAAAGAATCCTGTATTGAATCAATTATGTTCGAAGAAACATTAAATGTTTCTGAAACACTTTGTGTTTCGACTACTTCGTAGATTCTCAAAATCATAGATCAAGAGTAAATTACATGTAATTTATCTCTGTTTGACTAACACGTAGTGTTAGATGTCACCTCCTCTCGACCCAGAACCATAGGTTCTGGCTAAACACCATGTGTTCAGTGCTGTTGTCGATATTTTTTTTATTAGTTGCACGATTAAATTTGTATTTGTATTTGTATTTATAAAAAATATCGACAACAGCACTGAACACCGAGTGTTCAGCTATAACCGTAGGTTATAGAGCTGTTGCGTAATCCTACGGATTACCGATAGAGCGACGGATCGAGGGCGAAGCCGTCGAGAGGAGGTGACATCTAACACTACGTGTTAGTCAAACAGAGATAAATTACATGTAATTTACTCTTGATCTATGATTTTGAGAATCTACGGAGTAGTCGAAACACAAAGTGTTTCAGAAACATTTAATGTTTCTTCGAACAATATTTGACAAATTCAGTGTATATATTTGTTTTCCGATGTATTCTGTCATACGATGTGTCCAATATATATGTTTCTTTTGATTTAAATTGATTGAATTTGGATATTTTACTGGTATTTAATATAACTCTCTTCCATATGATACTTTTGAAATGATTAGTGAATAAATTCGGCAATATATCTTTTTTATTGTTTATTCTAGAATGTTTTACAATAATTATATTGTCTAATACTTCTGTCTTTTTAATTATATCAGACATATTGCTGATATATGTCATACAATCGTTGCATAGTTTTTTCCATATGTTAAATTCTGACGCGTCCAGAATTACTAATATCGTGTCAGTGTATATTCCTTTTTTAGTTTCATATTTGATTGTATTGCGTTTTATGTCGAATGGTGCAGGAATTATATTGTGAATGTGTATATATGTATCTGTTGTGGAAGATTGTATGTTTTCGTCAGTTATAAGGGAGAATAACTCATTTGTGGTATAAGTTTTGATAAGATTCTTAGGGTGTGTCATGTTATATAATAATGAAAATATATGATTATAAAAAACAATTGAGTGTTACTCAATATGCATGTGCTCTGACATTCATAATTATTATAATATATATGATTTATAATGATGACTTTAGCACAACTACCGTCGCATCAGCTGTGAAAGGAGGGTTAATAAAAGGTGGAATGTCTGCAATTTTATTTGCTCCCTCCGCAGGGCCCCTCTATCCAATTTTTAGCAGCATAATGCTGGGGACATACGAAGGAATGAAAGCATACATGGATTAATTATAGCACTAATGAAAATTCGTTAAAATATAAAGATACAAAAAAATAACTAAAATAACTCACACTCACGATAATGTTGTTTCTATTGTGCAAATAATGTATTCAATTTTCGTTGCGCGTTTTTTCTTCCAGTATTTTATTATGATATTGTATATAGCATAAAAAATGGATGAGGCACATAAATCGAGCAATTTATTTGAGAAGTATGTTGACAATATTAAAAAAACATACAGTGAAGATGATTTTATTATAGCAGATTATAAATTTCAACACAAAGAGCAAATACGAAACGAAATCATTGAATACGCTCAAAAGAATAAAATTACATTATATGAACCATTATATAGATTCGCAATTAGACCGATACATTTATATGCTGATAATGCAAAAGAAATAACATATGACATCGTGAAAATATGTAAGAAATATTACAACGAAACGTCATTTCAAACATTGTATCCTGGCGCGCAGTTTGCTGTAAAAATATTTAATTTCAAATTAGTGTTCATTCAGAGAATGAAATTCGACAAAAAGATCCCAAAACAAATGTATTTCTTATCTGATATTTATGAAAAATTACATAATGTAAGAATGTATGACAAATGGCAAAAGTTAATCGAAATAGAAAAACTTTATCACACCAACGACAACAGTAAAATTGGTGGAAAAAAGTGGAAGAAACACAAAAAACATGATAAATCAGATAAATCATTAATAAAGGGAATTCCCACTTGTTTAGCAATATTACTATCAAATAACATTTCAATAGCCATTGGCGGAGTACACGGTTACAATTATCTTCGAGATAAATATTTGAGCTGTGGATACCCTCAATTATTTACATCTATACCAGTAAATGATTTTATCAAACAACTTCTCAATTCATGTAAAAAAATCAAGCGCTCTGATATCAGATATGATTGGAGAAAGGTAGAGTTAATAGACCATCCTTTAATTTATTTTGCAAGATTTTATATTAATCAAGGAAAGAACAAGAGCATAATATTTGATGTGTATAATTATACACAGTTTTATGTTATACCTGTTATCAAAAAGAATGGAATCTTGTGCTTGACAAAATGGCCAACTTTACAATTTTTAAATTTACGTATGATAGATTACGACAGTGAAGTGTGTAAACAAAGTTTTGAAGAAATTAGAAAGGATCCGTATTTTCCTCTGATATCTGAAAAATACTTTGGATTATTAAAAAATGTAAATATAATAAAAGCTAAAAAACTTATGGCAAAGCGCAAACATTAAATATCGTTTCCTCTCCGCTCCAAAACTACTCCGTAGATTTTGTCACCGGAAACTCTAATTTGCGAAGCTGTGCTTCTTTTTTAAGTTCATTTGTTATATTAGTAAATATAATTAAAAAAGAAGCACAGCTTCGCAAATTAGAGTTTCCGGTGACAAAATCTACGGAGTAGTTTTGGAGCGGAGAGGAAACGATATATGGTTAACCCCCTTTCCATGAAGTTCCACAAATAGTGCACGTTACTATAATATCGGCTCCTTCATCTGCAGATCTACATTGTTTTACTTTTGTTGTACATTTAAACTTTTTACAATGGTTGTATCTTTTTGAATATTTTATTGTAAGTTTGGCATTTACTTTGTTTTTATGTTCATCAACATAAACCTTCCAAATATCAGGATTAAACTCAATAAATGTTTTAGACATTATCTTTGCACATAATTTATGATTTGTGAATATACACTTGACCAACTTTTTGGAAACGATGTCGGATTCTTTGTCTATATATTCCAATAAATTATGAACTATATCAGTATATAATGATTCTGTTGCTCCATTGTTCACACATATGAGCGTTATTTTATCTGCTGAAACAATCAAATTTTTGTAACACAATAATTCCAAATATATTATTATCTCCTGTTGTTGTTTTTCTTCTTTTTTGGTAAAATCTTCATATTCACTTAAATATTTATTAATTTTTGCACATGTTGTGTTTCTGACATTATTATAAGATTTACATGTATCAGATATTCTGTATGTTACTGGAATTGATATGGTTGCTGTCATATTTATGTATTTATATATTTAACATTATATATTCAAAATCTATTTCTCTTGGAACCTCTTCGTTCGGACTGACAGTATAGCTGTCAGCTAAACACATAGTGTTTAGAGTCGGCTCCAAAATCGAAGATTTTGGCTAACAGCACAG